ATAACAAGAATACTATTAACGGTATTCTTCGCCCAAAAAATCAAAGCAAATTAGGCAATTCGATACCTAATATAAAGTCCGATAAGAATGGTAGTTCTACGAGCAATGGAAACATAACAGGCGGCGGTACTGCTGCAAGCAGCGGTACGAAAAATAATCAAAGTTCAACAACAAAAGATACTTCGGCAGAAGAAATTAAGTATCTGAAAAAAATACTGAAAAATAAAACCAAAGTATCAACGGCAGTTAAGAACGTTACTATTACTGATACTAATAAGCAAAACCGTACATATGTTCAAACCGTTTGGCGGCATTTTACTACTACCCAAGGCTCATATATTGATAGGTATGTTCCTGTTAAAGAGGGCGCTAAAATTACTTGGGAAAGAAAAGGCACACCGGGGCAATTTGATTTTGAGGTTGTTTATGACGATAACCACAAATATAACATTCAAGAGGGCGACTGTATTATTGTTTCTCTTTGCAAAAGTGACGGAACTGACCCGAAAACAATGTTTGTAGGATATGTTTTTACAAAGAAAATCTCAAAAGACCGCATTTACAGCTATGTTGCTTATGACCAACTGCGTTATCTGAAAAATAAGGACTTCCTTATATACAAAAAGAAAACGGCATCGCAGGTCATTAAAACGGTGGCTAAGCGAATGAATTTGAAATACGGCTCAATAGCAGATACAAAATATAAAATGTCAGCTATAGAAGAGGGTTCGGAATGCTTCGATATTATTCAGGATGCGCTCGACAACACTATGCTTGAAAAAAGTCAAATATATGTGCTTTATGACAATTGCGGTAAACTGACATTGAAAAATATAAGCAATATGAAAAGGAATAGTTGCGTGGTTGATGTTGAAACAGCGCAGGATTATTCACTTGAAACCTCAATTGACAGTAATACATACAATCGAGTGAAAATTGTTTATGAAAAAACAAACAAAGATGATAAGAAAACAACCTATCATACTATTGTTTGTCAATCATCAAAAAGTATCAATCAATGGGGTGTACTTCAGCTTTACGAAAAGGTGGATAATATCAAGGTTGCAAAACTAAAGGCACAGGCATATATGAAAATGTATAACGCTAAAACAAAAAGCCTTACCGTTAAGGATGTAATCGGCGATAGAAACGTAAGGGCAGGCTCAATGGTACCTGTTATTATGAATTTGCCTAACTGTAAGATAAGCAGTTATTTGCTTGTTGAAAAGGTAACGCATAAATTTGAAAACGGAAAGCATACAATGGACCTTATTCTTTCAGGAGGTGGCTTTAATGGCAAGTAACTCTAATCTTGTTCAATTAATGAAAAGGGCGGCGATAGAGGCTGTGGATGCTTCTAAGCCCTGCATTATTAAGCTTGGCAGGGTTAAAAATGTCAGCCCTTTAAAAATATCGCTCGGTCAGAAAATAACAGTTGATGAGAGCTTTTTATATGTGACAAAAACAGCACGAGACAATATTAAGAAAACAGAAACGAGAGTAGTTTTACTCCGTCAGCAGGGCGGCGGTAAATATCTTGTTTTGGATGTTTTAGATTAGGAGGCAAAAAATGGCATTTTCAAATGATGATTACATTTATGACGATGATATTATTGACGAATCGGCAGATGACGAGATTGATGAGGAAGTCGATATTTCATCTTATCCTAATCGCACATTCAAAATGAATACAGCCGCTAAACGTTTTAGCGGAATGATTGACGAAGAAGATAGCGAAAGCGCTATAAGACAAGTCGTTTCTTGTATTTTGAATACGCAAAGATATAATGATGAAGCCTTTAGCAGTAACTACGGTTTTGAGTATCAAGATTTAATAGGTCAAGATAAAGACTATGTTTGTGCTGTTTTGCCGAGCAGAATTAAAGAAGCTTTAATAATGGACGACCGTATTGAGGACGTTACAGATTTTGATATTTCTGTAAAAAAGAAAAATGCTTATGCAAAGTTTACAGTAGTAACGGCTGATGAAGATATTGAAAATGAAACGGAGGTGAATATAAATGTATGAAAATCAAACTTTTAATACAATTATGCAAAGAATGCTAAATAATGTATCTGATGATATCGACAAACGAGAGGGTTCTATTATTTATACCGCCCTTGCTCCGCTTGCGTTGGAACTTGAAACATATTACGAGGCGCTTGACGAGGTATTAACCGAAACATTTGCCGACACAGCATCCTATTATTATTTAACCAAAAGAGCCGCCGAAAGAAATATATATCCGATTGAAGCGACACCGTCAACTTTGCGAATGATGGCAGACCCACCAACTGCCGAGATTGAGGTGGGAGATAGATTTACTTCGGAAGATTATGAGCTTACCTTTGAAGTAATAAGCGGTGATGATATTACAGGCGCTTATGATATTGTTTGTCTTACAGAGGGGATTATAGGCAATCTCGAAAGCGGAACGCTTATACCTGTTGATGAAATTAACGGTCTTGAAAGTGCAAAAATTCAAGGAGCAGTTCTTTATGATGATAAGGGTAATAAAATCCTTGATGACAATGGCAATGAAACTTATAAAAGTGCTGTTATCGTTCCCGGAGTTGACGAAGAAGATGTGGAAACATTTCGTGAAAGGTATTTTAGTTCCTTGCAAAGTAAAGCCTTTGGCGGCAATCGTGAGGACTATATCAATAAGATTAAAGAAAACAGTCAAGTAGGTGCTTGCAAGGTTATGCGTTCGAGCATAACGGAGTATGTTCCTAATGATACAGTTAAGCAGTGGATAAGTGAAATTGCTGTTGATAGCACGGTGTCTACTGATGTAAAAAGCTGGCTTTCTGATGTAACTACGGCAATTATAAATAATAAACTCTCAACAGGTGGAAATGTCGAGGTGTATATCCTTGACAATAATCTAAATGAACCGAGCGAGGAACTTATTAAAGAATTGAAAACCACCTTAGACCCGACTGACGGCGGTGGTGATGGCATAGTTCCGATAGGACATTGTGTAAACGTTCAGAGTGCAAAGCTTGTTAATGTTGATTTTGATATTACCGTTTCATTGAAGCAGGGCTATTCGGTTGATGATGTCAAAGCATCTGTTAAAGAGGTTGTTAATAGCGCCTTAGCTGATTATAAGAGTGAGTGGGAAACAAGCGATAATACGGAACTTACCTCAATTCAGTTTTTAACTGCTATATATAACGAGTGCAGTAATTATATTACAAATGTTTCCTGCACTTTGAATAACGGTCAAAGCGTTACTTTAGATGAAATAAGTGTTGCCACTCTCGGAATACTTAAAATAAATGATGAGGTGATTTCATAATGGCAACAGATAATGAAACCAAAACCTTATTAGAATATTTGCCGCCGTTTTTGCGTGAATATTATGAATTCAAGCAGCTTTGCAAATCGGGCGATATTGAGGTTTCGAGTATTGACAAAGCGGTTGATTGGAATTTTGATTCAGCATTTATTTCGGATTGCGATGCAACCGTATTGTCCAAATATGAGCGGCTTTTGGGAATTATTCCTACTTCGAGCCAAAGTATTGAAAATCGAAGAAGCAAAGTGCTGTTGCAATGGAATACAGTGGCAAGTATGACCTTGCCGCAATTTATTTCAAAGCTTCAAGAATACTGCGGCAAAGATAATTTTACTGTTGACAACAGCAGAGAGCAATTTTATCAGCTTGCTATATGGCTCAATATTCATAAAGTCGATATTCCGCTTATTAAAGATTTTATCGATACGTGGTTGCCTATGAATGTGAATTACACGCTGAACGGTAAAACTGAAATCGAAGAAAGTTTAAAAATCGGTTTTCTTACAAAAATCGAGGAACGAAATCAAATAAGCGTTGAAGAGTACAACGATGACACAATTGTGTATTGTGCCGATGATGAAAATAACATAATTCTCGATGATGACGGAAATATACTGATTCTCGATGAATAGAAAGGAAAAATAAATGTTTACTGCATTTAAACTTACTAATAACGGTAAGGCGCTGCATATCGGAGCGGTTAATGGTAACAGCATTAAATTTACAAAGGTTGCTTTTGGTAACGGTGTTGAGAAAACTAATTATTTAGAAGCTACCGAGTTAAGCAATGTTGTTACAAGTGTACCGTTTACCTCTTATGATAATACAAAGCAAAATATCTTAAATCTTAAATGGGAGCTTGACACCTCTAAAATTCCTAAAAGCTTTGATTGGTGCGAATACGGTCTTTATGCGGAGGACAAGGACGGCAATGAGGTCCTTTATGCCTATGCTTATGATAATGCACCTGCAAGGCTTGAAAAAATGGAACAAGGTGTTATTGCGCTTTACGTAGGATATGTTACCGTTACCATAACCGATACCGACGATATAACCGTTGCTGTAGGCGATTATGATACTGTTACGGTTAATCAATTCAAGGAACATACTGAAAATTACGAAAATCCTCATAATGTTACCGCTCAACAAATAGGGCTTGGTAATGTTGAAAATGTATCGCCGAGTGATGCTATCCCCGAATTTGCGGAAGCAAGTCGATTTTTAAATATTAATTCGGGTGAAACTTCAAGTGTGCTTTGGGGAAAAGTGAAAAAAGCGATATCAACGCTTTCAAACCATTTGCTTAATAAAAACAACCCTCATAATGTGATATGGCGGCATATTTTCAGTTCGAGCAATGAAGTGTTGCCTGTTGAATACGGCGGCACAGGAGCAAACTCTCTTTCTTCAATAGGTATTGAGCCTCTTCAAGATTATAAATCACAAGTTACTTTCGGTGCTGTATTTTATAATTTTTACAATTGTCAATTTTACAGAAAAAACGGAATAGTTACAGTTACGGTTACTTGTCAAATTAATAAGGACGTAAACGGCGATGCGCAAGCAGGGGATGCAATATTGACGTTGCCTGTCGGTATGCGACCTGCAAATCAGCTATCAGTTATTGGTATTGCAAGTAACAAGGAAATATTTACTGTGGCGATAAATCCTGACGGTCAGGCGATTTTTTATTCGTTTGGCTCTCTTTCTATTCCGCAGGCTACGCATATTCGCTTTTCAGCTACTTATCCTGCTGTATATTAAGGAGGTACTATATGGGATTAAGAAAATTTAAAGATATAGTTAAATCAATCGGAGCGCCTAACAAGGATGATACCTTGTTGGGCGTTTTTAATGGCAAAACAGCTCAGAAGAGCATTGAGGATATCCTCAAAGTCTCCGACTACACTTTACTAAAAAACCAACCTATCACAATTCTAAGCCAAGATTTCAAGGTCAGTGACCTTAAGGAAAGCAGTTTATATTTTGTCAACAACAATGGCATTAGTTGCAAAAAAGAGGACGGAAGCTTGCTTGAAAATTTGTACGCAGGCATACTCATTCTTACCGGTCGGGGCGGAGAGGCACAAGTATTCGATTCCGAGAACACTTTTTATGTTAACGACCTTAGCAACGGAGATTGGTTTAATGCTGATTGCAACCATATCACAACGCTTGAAGTCAACGACTTATTAAGTAATTTATCGGATTATAATTTTACATACGGTAGACCGTTAGATTCAAGAAAGAAAATCACTAAAACAATTTCTAATTTTGCTGAAAGTATCACCAAAAAAACAATGGTGCTCGACAGCGGCGATTTGTCAAGTACCATTAGTTCTAACGGCAAATACAGCTTTTTCACAAACGGAATTTTCCGCTTAGGTCATCCTCATGCAGGCACAGGATTTACTCCTCTTGAAATTAAGGTGAATAAAGGCGACACAATATACCTCAAATTCAGCAAAACAGAAACGGAATGCTTATGCGATATCGTATATATCGGTGATATTGGTAAGAATATCCCTGATGACTACGATTACAAATATAGTTCTATTGACATATGGTCGGGGCAGTTAGGATTCGCCATAGGTGCTACTGAGTACGATTCGACCTTATGGCAAGTGATATATGGCGCTCAGGGTACTGCTGACGATATTGGTTATTATATATCTAATCTCCCAAGCAGTAGTACATCAGACGTTCTTATATATTCTGCAAAAAAAGCAAGCGGACGTCCCGATTTTAAAGCCGTTACACTCGGCAACGGATTGAAATTCGAGAATGGTGTTTTATCGCTTGATATTGAAAACGGCGACAACTTAAAATACGGCACTTCGACAACAGCCGAGGCAAATGAGGTGACTGCTAATGAGTGATAAAGTGATTATTATAAGTAAATCAAAGCTTGATACTCTTGCTGATACTATTAAATCTAAATCAGGAGCAACAAATAATCTGACTTTAGATGAATTGGTGCAAAAGGTAAAAGATATTCAAATTGGTGACAATGGGAACGACGTCGCAACAATAAAACTTCCTTACCTTACGGCAAATTCTAATAATTCATATTTTGAACTGCCGCAAAGTATAATCGATATCCGAGGTATTGAAATTAAATACAGATTTACCGACAGACCGAGCGGTGAGTCTTGGGTTTGTGGAAATTGGAAAAATAATACAAATACCTTTTTATTAGGTTACTATAATTCAATGTTGCAGTTTTCTGTATCATCTACAGCTCAAATAAGGATACCATTTGACACTGATTGGCACGTTGCTAAAATCGAAAATAATAGATTATTTATAGATGAAACTCAATCTGAAAATGAAATAACGTGGAGTAATTTGAGTGCGTTAGGTAATTTGAATATCTTTCGTTCACCTCATACAGGCGGTTGTTTATATAAGGATATATCATATGTGAAAATTACAGATGTAAGCGGAAAAACGCAGACATATTATCCGTATATTATTGAAAATTCTGTCGCATTTGTAAGTGAAGAAAATAGAGTTACAAGTAGTGGAAGTTTCACTTATCCATTTTCAAATGACTATTACGAAAGTTATAAACTATTTTGGGCTTTAGATACTATTGGTTTTGGAAAAAACAAACCCAAAGCATTTGCCGGTAACAATAGATTATACTATTTTCCACGTTTTATGAATAGTAGATGCCTTGAAATAATTGATTGGAGTGGAGCTTTTTCAGAATGTACTAATTTAACAGAAGCAAATATAAACACAAGTAATGGTACAAATTTCAGTAGTATTTTTTATAATTGTTCTAAATTAATCAATGTAATAAATACAGGTGACTTTTCAAAAGGTTTAGATTTTACTAATGCATTTAGGAATACAAGAGTGACGGATGATGTGATTCAAAAATTTAGTTTTGACAGTATAACAAACGGCTTTGGAATGTTTGGATATGGTACAAAAATCACTCAATTACCGAAGTTCAATCATGAAACTATCACTGATATGGGTGAAATGTTCTGGTCGTGCTCTTTATCAGATTTAGGTACTGAGGATTTAAACTTTCCCAATGTTACAAATGCAGCGTGGACTTTTGGTGAAACACAAATTACTAAAGTGCCTAATTTAAGTTTTCCTAAAGCTACAACAGCCAAAGGACTTTTTCAAAACTGTTCAAAATTAACAGCCGTATCTAATCTAAATATGCCTAAAGTAACAACTATGGAAGGGATGTTTTATGGATGCTCAAACTTGGAAAAGTTTCTGACGTTGGATTGTAGTGCAGTTACAGAACTATTTAATTTATTTAATGGCTGTTCAAAATTAACAAGTGCTCAGGTTAAATTGATTAATATGAATTCCGCTGTGCAAATCAATGCGCCGAGTATGTTTCAAAATTGTATTTCACTTACAATTCTTAACAAAACAATGGTTGACACAAGTCATTTTTATAATCTTACAGATTTTGTAAATGGTTGCACAGCTTTAGAAAGCATTGATTTAGATATTTCAATAGTTAGATGGTGTATTCGTGCTTTTAAAAATTGTACAAGTTTAAAATCAATTAAGACACTTGATTTTACCAACGCAGCTGATGGCGCATATACTGAATGTTTTAGTGAAACATTTGCAGGATGTTCAGCATTAGAAGATGTTGAAATTGTTCCTGAAAGCATTAAATTTAGTATTTCTTTTGGTAATTCACCACTATTGACAGATGCATCAATCCAAAATATTATAGATGGCTTGGCAACAGTTACAAACCAACGAACATTAACACTACACACAGATGTGAAGTCAAAATTGACGGACGAACAGAAAAGTGCTATAGCTTCCAAGAATTGGAAACTTGCATAAGACAAAGAGGTGATGATATGACAACAACAATAATCACTACCGTTATTTCTTCGCTTACAGCAGCTTGCGTAAGTGGTGTAATCGTGTATGTTAAAGGCGTACACAAGAAAGATACGGCAATTAAAGAGGGTATGCTTTCTTTACTTCGTGCTGAAATTATAAGACAGCACGACAAATACACTCAAAGGCAATATTGCCCCATTTATGCTAAAGATGCCTTAACAAAGGCTTATGCTGCTTATCATTCGCTTGGTGGTAACGGCACGATAACAAAAATCTATAATGAAACTATGCAACTGCCTGAAACGGCAGAGGAGGTAAAACAATGAAAACATTATGTATATCTTTAATCGTTATTGCATTACTTATTTTAGCAGTACAAATTATCACTGAAATTATCAAATCCGTATTCAAGGATAAGGACAATATCGTTTACAACTTAATTGTATTCGGTGTGTCCTTATTTTTAACCCTTGTTACAGTCATTGCGGCAAGCCAAATTGTGCCTTTCAAACTCGTTTGGTATATAATTGTCGGTGCAATCGTAGGTTCATTCTTCATAGCTTACGGTGCAATGTATGGCTACGATAAGCTTTTTAAACGAGTATTTGAATCAGTTAAGAATGCAATTAAATCATTTTTGGAAATTGAGGAAGAGGTGAAGAACAATGAAAAGAAATAAAGCAATAATGTCCGTGATTATGTCACTACTCTTGGTTATTACAATCTTTTGTGGTTGCAATAATTCAAATATCGAAAGCACAACAAAACCGACAGAAACGACTACCGTTGAGCAAACAACCGAACCCGAAGTTACTATTTCTGCTGATGTTAAGTCAGAGGCAGAGAAAACTAAGGACGAAGTTGAAAACGGCAAAGATATCGACACTGATGAGCCTATTATCGCAAAGCCTAAAGACGAAAGCACTGTTGTTGATGAAAGCTTGATTGAGCAGGATGCCGTTGTTGAACAAGAGGATATTTCTTATGACGGCACAAACACCGGCAAAGGTAAAGCACTTCTTGGTGCTTGCACAGGTCTTACATATTATAATCAGGCTGACAGCAGGTGGGCAAAAGCGCCTTATACCAGCTCAAAAAATAAAACGCAGACGATTAAATCAAGTGGTTGCGGTCCGACTTCGGCGGCAATGGTTGTAAGTTCGTCAAAAGGTGCTATTCTTCCAACTACAATGGCAAAACTTTTTGTAGATAACGGTTATCGAACTAAGTCAAACGGAACTGCGTGGTCGGCTTGGTCTTTTGTGGCTGACTATTTTAATTTTAAGAAATATGCTACAACTTCTAATATTGATAAAGCCTTAAACTATTTGAAAAAGGATAAGAACAAGGACGGTGTATCTGATTATTTTATCGTTGCCTCTTGTAATTATGGTCTTTTCACAACCTCAGGTCACTATATCGTGCTTGTTGGCTATAATAGTGGTACTATCTCCGTTTACGACCCTTATTCTTATGTTGGAAAATTTAGCACACCGAGCAGAAGCGCAGCAGGCGCTAAGCTTAGCGGCAATACCGTTTTTGTGAGTGAGAAAAATTTTAAAAAGTACGGCAACACAGTTAATTATTGGGTGTTCTCGAATGACTATAAAAAGAAAAAATCAAAAACAAAGAAGAATGTTACCAAGTATGTTGCTACTCAGTCACAGTCGCTCAATGTCCGAGCAAAAGCCGATAAATCATCAAAAGTTTTAACTCGGCTCAAAAAAGGCACAAAGGTTACTGTTACCAAAGTCAGCGGTTCTTGGTCTTATATCACTGCTCCGACAAAAGGTTGGGTAAGCACAGCTTATCTTTCATCAACTAAGGTAGTTGCTGATAAACCGAAAAAGGTAACATACAAAACAACCGTCGGCAAGCATTACAGATTAAAAGGCAAAACTTACCTTTACAAAAATAAAAAACTTACAGGAATTAAATTTGAGTATCTGCCGAAAACTGAAATAATCGTTCAAAAGCATATCAGCACAAGTGTTGATAAGGTTAAGGTCGTTAAGACCGGCAGAGTAGCTTATGCTAAGATTAATTCGTATAAAGTAATAAAACATTGACAAAGTATAATATAATTGATATTATAATGTTACGTAGTCCGATGCCAAAAACTACGTATCTCATAAAAAACGCCCTCGGTTACTCAG